ACTGCGGCTGCCGCCTCTCCGACTGCTTCGCTCACTGCCGCAATAGTCTCACCAACGACCGCTGCTGCTTCTTCCGCAATGTTATCTGGTGACGGTGTAGGTGAAGGCGTTGGCTCCACGCTCGGCTCAGGCGTTGGAGTCTCGGTCGGTGACGGCTCTACCGATGGTTCAGGAGTAGGTACAGGAGTGGGAGTAGGAGTAGGGGCGACTGTCGGAGTAGGAACTGGCGACGGCTGGGGCGTGGGCGACGGCTGGGGTGTGGCAGTCGGTGACGGCTCTGCGGTTGGTGTTGCTGAAGGTTCATAGGATGGCTCCTGACTTGGGCTTGGAGACGGCGACGGCTCTTCGCTCGGCGACGGCTCAGGACTTGGTTCAACACTCGGAGATGGTTCAGGTGAAGGCTCAATAGATGGGGACGGCTCTACGCTTGGCTCTTCACTTGGCAGCTCGGATGGGATTGGTGGCGGCGACGCTTCAGGCGGAGTCGGATCAAGGACGAGCGGAAGATTGGTGAGCAGCTCGTAGAAGCCGCCTGCTGGGAACGGCTCCTCTGGGTGCATACAGCCAGTGACGATGTCGCAGGGTCCGTATCGACCTGCGCGCAGCCGGTAGAAGCCTGGCTGTAGGTTGACCTGGATGAGCGATGCGTAGGAGACACCATCGTCATCGCTGACGGCGAGCATCAATCCTGCCGCGTCGTACAGCCAGAGAGCAGAGTCAAGGAAGTGGCCTTGAGGTGGTCGAGCGCACCACAGCACCCCTGGCTCGTCGCACAGCAGGGTGCGTGCGGTGAACAGGATTGGCTCATCGACGACGAGAAAGTAGTCTCTCGTCTCGGTGACGGTGCGGCTAATCTCGCCCTCTGCAGCGCGCACGATGGGCAGGAAGATGAGCGTGCTGAAGATGATCCCCAGCAGTGGGAGCGCGGCGCGCTTCACTTAGCGAGCAGCGATGCGAGTAGCGGCACAAGTACGCTGAACAACAGCGCACCGATAGCCACTAGTCCTCCTTTGAGTTTGTCCACATCCGAGCGCACCTGATCCAGCTTGGCAGAGTGAGAGTCCAGCCGCTCGATCAGTTGGTCAATCTGGCGTGGGGTCATCGTGCCTCCAGCGCCTTCAGGCGCGTGTCGATGTCGAGCAGCGCCTGCACCACAAGCGCCTCCATCTCGTTCTGAGGAATGTTGACGGCGAGCACCTCATCCGTATCTACGAGATCTGCCTCTCGCTCGTCTACACCAAGTGTCTCAACCCAATGCTTCAGGTCAGTTGTAGCGACCTGATCAGCGATGAATCCGAGTCGCGTTCCGTCATCATCGACTGCCTCGGCGCGGCCGTGTGCCTCTGGTCGCTTCCACTTGAACGCTACCGGCACGAGTTGACGGAGCGTGTCTAGCGCTCCTGAGATCTCGGTGATCTGTTCCTTTAGCCGTGAGTCTGATGGAGTGGTGAGCGCTGCATATTTCCATCCTGCGCTGTAGAAGTATGCGCGGTTATTGGTCGTATCTACAGCAATGCCACCGCTGCGAAGCGAGTCTGCGAATGCGTCTGTGGTTGCGGTTCCGTTGATGTTAGTACTCGGCTGACCTGTTGTTGCCTTGGTGATTAGGATGCCTGATCGACTGGTTGAAGTTGATGCCACTAAGTCAGCAGCAGAGTCGCTGACAACCCAGAGGCGCGTGTTGGTTCCACCTAGGTTGATGTTCGGACCAGTGGTGCCGCGATAGTAGATTGGACCAGGCACGCCCACGGCAGTCGATGTGACCTGCAAGGCATACGGCTGGTTCGCAGCAGTATTGGCAGTGATGTTGAGAACGCCAGCCTCTTGTCGGATGTATGCAGGTCCATAGGTTCCAGGCGTGGTTGACTCAGCAATGGTCAGGTCAGAACTGCCGAGCAGAAGCCGTACATCGAACACCTTGATGGTTCGTGAACCCAATGTCGTGCCATTGTTCTGGAAGGTAATGCTGATCTTGTAAAACGCTGCACTTGGCTGAACGGCCGTATCTACCCAAGTCGTGAACTGATCAACATCAGGCAAGAGATTCTCAACGACTCCGGTGTACGAGTTGAACTGATAGGTAGGCAGCGTGACGGTTGAGCCGACAAATGATCCTGCCGCATTGACCTGACGACCAGTGGCATACAGCTCAGCGTCGCTGACATTTGAGGCGCTGCCCATCGTCAAGATTGGGTTGACACAGAATGTCTGACCGCGCGTGCCTGGGATTGGAATGTATCGAGTCAGGGTCAGTGATCCTCCGCTGCCAGCGCCAACAGTGATCTGTAGCGCCTGACCAGAGGCGGCATCGTCGTCAACGACCATCGCTGCGGTGCAAGTGCTACCCACTGTGGTGACAGTCCAGTACGGCAGCGGATTCTCGTCGGTGATATTGCCGGATGCCTCATCTGGCGCAATGGCGAAATCGCCATTTGCAACTAGGGTCTGGATTTCTCGGAGTGCAGCTGGACCAAAGAGCAGCGCGGTCTCGCCGTCGCTCGATGTGCTGACGAGCGGTGCGCCCTTGTCTGCGTTGACTCCACCCTCAAACGCGCCGAAGCCTTCTAGGTTTGTGCCGTACTTACCCACGATTACTCACCACCAATCAAGCCACGAAGGCCGCTGAGATACTGCCGACGGAAGTCCGCTTCGATCTCGTACTGCACCTGGTAGGTGCCGCCACCATCTGCGAAGCGCATTGTGACAGTGGGGATGTAGAGGATGGTAGACGAGAGGTCGAGCATAGGCGCGGTGATCTTCACATACTGTCCTGGTAGCCACGCCTTGATGAGCGTGTAGGTTGCAGCTGCGGTCTCTGCCCAGCCCTGTGTGTAGCCATACGACCAGTCAGGCGCGGAGGTCTGGCTGAGGTTGCCACCGGCAACCGTGAACGAGACGGTGCGGCGCGGCTGGGATCGAGTGACCATCGTGCCGCGAGCGAGCAGGCTGATGTTCTTGCCACGGTCAGACTTGTTGGCGATCTTTGGTGCGCTGAAGACTTCGTGTGGAATCGGACCATTGCGCGTTGCCTGCCCTGCTCCTGTGCGGCTTGTGCCGCTTCCCTGGGCGGATGCCGTACCTACGGCCGCGCCTGAAGTGATCGTGCCGCTTGTGCCGGTGGTGTAGGTGAAGGTTGTGGAGGTTATGCTCGTGATAGTGAAGGTGCCGTTGAGTGCAGCGAATCCAGTAGGACCGCTGGTCAGCGCCACGGTCACGCTGCGACCTGAGGCGAAGCCGTGAGCAGGTGAGGTTGTGATGGTGGCAGTTGTACCTGATCGAGCAGCCGTCGTGACGGTCGCCCTGAAGTAGGTACCGTTGTAGGTGCGGAAGTATGGGTCGTTGGTCGGTGCATTTGAGAACACGGTGTTGCTGTCATAGCGCGCATACGCCGAGTCAGCCATCACAAAGATGCCCTTGACGATGCTGTCGTGGTCAAGGTTGACCTGAAGGTCACGAGCGAATAGCCGTGTGACGCTTGCGGCGCTACCAGTCTGGATGCTCGCAGGGTCAGTGACGATCTCCGCAGGAGCGGTTGCGTAGGTAGCAGCCACGGTCTTTGGACCGTAGTTCAGGCGGCCGTCGTTATCAATCCAGATGCGGTACTGCACATCGGAGATACCACCAGCCGCCTCTGCTACCTGATCAAGCGCGCTCTGGAGCGTGGTCGCCCTGAAGGCTTGCTTGCCGATCTTCTGCGCTGTGCCGGTAAAGATGGCGCGGTTGCTGCCGCTAATGATGGCGGTGTTCAGCAGCTGCAAGGTGGTTGCGTCAGTCTGCTGCGCGGCGACGCGCGCCAGCAGCCCATTGATGACGGCTTGGTCGGTGGTAGCGCTTGTGTCCTCTGGCTCGCCAGTACCAATCGTGAACGAGTCTACGAATGAGGTAGCCCTGATCCCAGTCTTACCGTTGCGGACGATGGTCTGCTGAAGCCAGCCAGTTGCGCCAGTCACCTGCACCGTTGCTCGTGTGCCTACGCCGTTCTCTAGCAGCTCGCCTTGGATGTTGCTGATATAGCCAAGGAAGAGCGGCGTGGTTGCGCTGTAGCGGCTGTCAAAAAACTGGACGCGCGCCTGGTCGTAGACCGCGCCTGAGCGCCACCACGGCAGATTTCCGCTTGGAGTCTTTGGCTCAATGACCGTGAAGTTCATCGCCCCAGGTGCGCCGTCTGCTGAGAGCGTCAGGCTCAACGAGCCAAGTTCGACATAGGGCGTAGTGGTGGCCGTTGGCGCTGGGAGATCAAGCAGGTTCGCGCCGCTGTCTACTCCAGCAATGATCAGGCTGAATGGGTTCGCCATTTACTGGTTCCGACCGCCAGGTCCGATTCGGCGTAGCGCCCCAGAGACGACGGTGTCAACCTTTTCAGTGCCGATGTTGACGGTGGTCACGACGGTGGTCGTCGCAGTGCCTACTGGAATCTGCATACCAGTGTTGGGATCAATAGTGTAGCCAGATCCTGTTGGCACTGGGACGCCAGACAATTCGCTTGGGATTGGCTGGCCAGTCAGTTGCAAGAAGAACTTATACGCTTCATTCCACAACTGAAGGGCAACTCTTGCCTGATCAAGCGCTGTGTTGAGCGGTCTGAACACATTATCCCAATACCTTTGATCGCCGAACGAAATAAGATCTTGTCCTCCAGTATCAAAAGCGCTAAGGAACTTGTCGAGTTCCGTTTGGAATGGATTGAAGTGATCCTCAACCGTAGTGTCAAGTGTTGATCCAATCAACCCTAGTTGTGTCTCGAGGGCTGGCAGTACGGTGTTAGTCATAAACTCTAGTGCACCGTTTACTGCTGGCAGAAGGGTGTAGCCAAACTCCTCAAACTTCTCGTTGATGCCAACCTGCGCGGCTAGGAACTTACCGCCTGTCGTATCAGCGATCTCAGAGGCGATGCCTGAATACTTTGCCGAGATCGCGGTGAGGATGTCCTGCGCTGTAGCGCCCTTGTTGACCTGGATGCCGAGCGCGCGCAGCCCCTTTAGTTGCCCCTGCGCGCCCTTGCCGATTGTCTCAACAACCTCTGCAAGCGACTGCCCAGTGACGGCCGCCACATCAGCAGCGACGCTGTTCGCCTCAAGGATGGTGGTCTGATCGGCAAAGTAGCGTGATCCCAATTCGATACCAGCACGCACCTGGTCATCGGTGATGCCGAGCGCAGCCATTGCCAAGGTCTGTTCCTTGATCTTCTTGCCAAGATCGTCAGTCAGGAATCCGCGTGCCTTTAGTGCAGCGTTCAGACGCGCATTAGACATCTCGTCTTCTGCTGCTGCCTTGACTGCATCAAACGCAAACTTGGCAAGAGCAGCTGCGGCAATACCTGCTGCGGCAAAGCCAAACTGGAGCGCCTTCAGGCTCTTGTTGACCTTGTTGATATTGCCGGAGGC